CGACGAAAGGGCTTGACTCATGTACGCAACTAGCGGAGTTGCGTCCGAAGCTCCAAGCTTAGACTGGATACGAAGCTCTTGGTTTCTCATGTTGATGGCCTCTTCGTCATTTCTGACGTCAATACCCATCGAGCGATACTTTTCCGCCTCCTGATCCAGATCAGGCATGGACGATATAAGCGCGGAATCAGGGCCAGACTTTATCGAATTAACTCGATTTGAAGCGTACTGCGCAGCATCAAGACCGCCATAACGCTGAAGTGTAAGCTCTTTCGCCTTTTCCGCCGGAGTCGTTTTGTTGCCGTAAAGCTCTTCGAACCTAGACGGGTTGGCCTCGTTTATTGCGGTGAAGTAATCGAGGTAATCCTTGTACGTAGCGCGATGCGCGGCCTCGGACTTGTCGTAAATCGCCTGCTCGTCGCTCTGAGACATGCCTGCGCCATATCTGGCTGCGGCATTTCTGAACACCGGGGTGTTAGCAATGGCGTTATAAAAAGATCTCTTACCGACAACGATGTAGTCAATGCCTTGGCGGAGGTTCAGCTCTTTAGGAACCTGAGCCTGATCACCAACGCTGCGTCCAGCGGTCATTTTCTGCTTGAAGACAACCTTGTTTCCGGAGCCGTCAACACCCTCAACTAGCAGGTTTAGCGTGACAAGATTGCCGTTAGAGTTTGGAACAACATCCACACCCCTGATCGACTTGTTTGTGACCCTGACTTCTCGAGTGTCGCGCTTTGCGGAGTCAGTCTCGGAAGGATTCATGGTGACGCGGGTTCTCTCGCCAACTCCTCGACGAATCTCTGGAGCGAGAATCGTGTTAAGGGTTTTGTTATCGAGGCTGTCGAGATTAAGGCGGCCAGTGTTCAGGGCATCCAAAGCCTGCCTGTAACTAGGGTCTAAAGCTGACGTAAGTTGGGGGCCGAGCTTTCTGTCGGCCAGAACATCTTCGGCTCTTCCGAAAATAAGAGCATCCTTCATTCTCTCGCGATTGCGATTATCTGCCCAGTCAGCGGCGGCACGAGCGTCTGCGGCGGCGGCACGGGCAGACTCTAGTTTTCGCAAGGAGAGATTTTCGCGGTTAATTTCAGACTGATCCTCCTGCGCACGGGCGAGCCTTTCTTCCGCCTTGATTAAACGCGCCTCAGTGGTGGCGAATTCTGATGCGCGAGTCGCCCGATCCTTTTCACGCTCTGCGGCGGCAAGCTCGTTCAATCGCTTTCGCTCAGTAAACTCTTCGCGCTGGAATTTTTCCGCACGCGCCTGAGCCTCTTCGCGACGCTGCTCTTTGAAGACGTCGCCGACAAGACCAAAACCAGAGGCAAAACCTTGTGCAAATCCTTCAGCCATGACAGACCTCAGTCAAAGAGTTCGGAAAGGAGGTAGGAGACGGCCATACCACCGAGAACCCAAGGCGCTACTGCAAGCGCGGTTGCGCCTGCCGATGCACCGCCCCCCGCCGCAGCTCCTGCGGTTCCTGCCGCCGCAGCGCCTTCTGCTGCCGTAGCGGCAGTCGTTGCCGCAGTGGTTGCAGCAGCGGCCTCTCCAGCCGCAGCAGCGGCTGCCGGATTCGCAGCGACAGCAAGACCTTCGGTTGCCGCTGGCAAGCTAGAAGTTGCAAGCAAAGCCTTGTTAGCTGCCGCAGCGTTAACCGCAGCCGTCTTTGCGGACTCGATGCCAATCTTGGCTCCGATGCCAGCACCAGTCCCCATCAAAGCCCCGGTCTCTGCGCGTTCGGCAGCTTTGATCTGCTCGTTGGCAGCATTCTTTTGCTGCTCAAGAGAGGCAAGCCCGAGAAGGGTTGACTGAGCTTGGCGACCTCGCTCAAGGTTCATCCCGATAAGACCACCAGCCATTAGTCACCTCCCCGCGAAGCATTGAACGCTTCGAAGCCGCCACCGAGAAGCGCCATCCGGCGGTCTTCTGCGGTCAGGCGGGTACGATTGATGCCGCCAACCATGGCGGAAGTTTCTTGAAGCCCAAGATCCTGCGGCCTTGAGGCAAGGCCATAACGTCCGGCTCGCCGAGCGGAAGCTCCAGTCTCTGCGGCAAACGCACCTGAGACGGCTTCCTTCGTTCTGCCGATATCTTCGGCGACGTTCTTGTCGTAGTTCACAAGAAGGTCTTCGAAAAGCTGAATCTCTCGCGGACGGTAAACGTCTTCGTAGTAGCGGCGTTGCGCACGAAGCAAGTCCCTTGCCAAGTACTCAGCGGTGTTCTTGCCGTAGTCAGCCTGAGAACTGATCATGTACTGGCTGAAGTCGCTAGTCGGCTGAAGCTGCCGAGGAACCGTCATGCCGTAGCCGGAAAGCACATTGGCATATCCGGGGTACGGCCCAGACGGGGCAGGCTGCGGCGCGGAGACGAATGATCCGCCATTGCGCATGTATCGATCAAGGTCTGGATTAAGACCCTGCAATGTAGCGAAATAGTCCATCAACCGAACCCTCCGCCAGTCTGCTGTTGCGGGAACTTATAGTTCGCATACAGTCCTGCGCCGACGCCGGTCAGCGTTCCGGCCAGACCGCGCTGTGCAGATGCCGTGTCGTAAGCCGACTTTGCTTCGCTAACCGCACGGCGACCAGAGATCTCGGCAAGTTGCCCGAGACCCTGCATCCCCTGACCAGCCTGACCACGACCGATGCCAACGATGTTGGCGGCTCCGCCGAAGTAGCGGCTCGTCTGCGCGTCCTGAGACTCCGCCAAGCCCAATGCCCGTGATCGAGCAAGGCCAGCAGTAATCGCCGGGGAGAAAGCGCCAGAGCTGGGGGCGATACCACGGCTAATATTCTGCGCATCAAGTTGCGTTCTAGCAGCCTCAAGCTCGGGCTGAATCGCGGCACTGGCTAGGCCAGCCGCTCGTTGGTACTGACCGGGGGTTCGCATCCGGTCAACTTGCTGCATATAGAATTGTTCCGCAGGCGCACCAAAGCGCATCCTGTCGTTGAACTCTTCGATGGCAATGCGACGGGCCTCAATGGCATCCGCCGTATCAACCTTCTTACTGCCGCCTTTGCCCATGTTAGATCACCTTCGTGTATATCGTTGCGTACGGCTCATAGCCATACCGCTTGCCAAGTCGATTCATCCCCTGTCGGGACGACCAAAACTCAACCGCACAGCAGCCCTTTTGAAGTGCCATCTCCTCAATCTGAGAGATGTACTTCTTAAATGCTGCCCCGGTTTTGTCGTATCCAACCCACAGAAGAAGGGTCTTTTGGTTCTTGAAGGGCATGGGTCTCTCCTGCGTAATGAGAAATCCCCCGGTATCTCCAAGCATGTAGACATCCGCGTGTCTGTACACACAACAGGCGTACAGATCTTCCGGCCTCCAGTCTGGCTTCGACTCCTCCCAGATCTCTAATACGCCCGGAAGGATATAGTCCCAAACATCCCTGACATCAGCCTGCTGAATCACGAATTTTCCCTCATGTCAATCGTAAGCCTTTGTACACCGGAAGTCTATTCCGGCTTGGGCCACTTTGCCTTGACGGCCATGACTGTTTTTCGCATATTTTCCATGGCTTCGCCGCCTTTCCAGATGGCGTCCAACTGGTCGGCAATGCCCGGATAGTCCTCTATGCGACCCTGCCAATAAACGGGGGCCGGATTGCCAACCACCTTCTCCACAATCACCCCGTCAATCTTTTCGTAAGCGATTTGCTGGGTTACGGGGTTGTAGCTTTCCTTCTTGGCTGGGACAACGGGATACCAGCCAGCCCCTTCGCCGGGGTGGCTTTGGACGCATGACTCTTTCCCGTTCTCGCCCCACTTCATAAACATCAGCGTATCCCCATCACGACAACGTCTATCGCCTTGATGTAAAGAGCATTGGCCCACTGCCCCCTGACCCTTACATCAAAAACCTTGGCCTGCGTAGTCTGGCTAAGACCACCAAACAGCGACACGCTGGTCATGTCATAAGCATCCCAGTATGTGTCGAGAACAAGCGTGTACGGGCCAACAACCCCGTTCCCGAGGACTGGCCTAGTTCTGGTGTAATAGCTTCCAAGGCTGCCCTGAGCCTCTACGGTAGCCATGGTTTGGCTGCCGTTAAAAAGAACATAAGAGACAGTTCCAGACTGTGAGTTGTTGTTGGTGATTGTGTCGCCAATCTGGATGTCTATTTCTCCGCTGAAGAATAAAGTCCATCCCATAAGTTCTGGGTACCCGAATTCCGGGTCATAGTCATACCAGTACTGTTGAGATGCTGGATATATCGGGCCAAGAGCAGGTACTGAAGTTCCATCTCCAACCGTCGCGGAGTAGACCTCAAGGTATCCGCCGACTTGGTATGGAGCGGCATCTCTAATTGAAACCTGAATGTAGGGCTTGTGTCCTTCTGCATGGTCTGACTTCGGGAGGGTGAGAGTCACATACGATGTGAACGTAGCTGGAATTGCTCCGGAAGGGGCGGCATAGCCAGTAAGGAACTTGGTTACGTCTCCAGTCAGTTTGGCTACGTTCAGCGTTCCGATCTTTGCGCCATCGATGTTGGCGTTCGTCGCGATCAGGTCATTGGTGATTGCGCCACCAGAGATCTGCAACATGTTACGCCCGGTGGACGGGTTGTACACCGAGGTTAGTACGTTCGTGTTGATCGATATTCTTTCCGCGTCGATTGTTCCCGCTGTGATCTTATTCGCAGAAAGGTTAATGATCTTTGCGTCATCGATAGCGGCGTTTGCAATCTTGGCGTTGGTTATGGTTCCGTTTCTGATGTACGCATCATTGATGTACACGCCAGCAGGAACGGAAACGCCATTGATCGTCGTTGCCGTAGCCTGAACGATAAACGGGATTACGGTTGATTGTCCCGGCGACCCTATACTGAATCGATCCGCCCTAACGATGAACTCGGATGATGGGGTTCCGTTAACAGGGGCGGACGAGGCAAGCCCGAATCCGCTGACGTACCCGTTGTTATCGATCTTTACGGTGTACTGAGCATTCAGGCCAGTCAGCGTGCTTGCTGTTGCTGTGGCGTTCTGCTCTACAGTTACACCACTGCCGCCAAAGTTATTCAGTCTGGCGTTAATTACAGAGTAATCTTGAGCCGATGCCGTGGCATACCCAGACGCATCACTCGCGGACTGAGCCGCTTGGTTTCTATAGGTCAGCGCATTGGCTGCGCTTGTAGAGGCGGAGTTTGCCGAGTTCGTCGATGACGTTGCAGAGTTGGAGGCCGAAGTGGCAGACGCGCTTGCATTGCTCGCGCTGGTCGCAGCCGCATTAGCCTGAGACTGAGCCGTGTTCTTAAAGCCTTCAGCAGCGTCACGGGCAGCGGTTGCCGTTGTTGCGGAACCGCTTGCCGCATTAGCCGACGTCTGAGCGGCATCTGCCTTCGTGGACGCGGTTTGCGCACTACCGGCAGCGGCAACAGAGTACGTGTTCGCCGCGTCTCTGGCGCTTTGGGCATCAACCTTCGCCGCATTTGCAGCAGTCGATGATGTAGCCGCCTCGGTCGCTTTTGTTGCGGCAGTTGACGCGCTTCCTGCGGAAGCGGTGGCCGAGTTGCTGGCGCTTGTTGCGCTGTTTGCGGCAGCCGTCTGCGATGTGGCTGCCGCCGCTGACGCACTCTGCGCATCGTTCTTCGCAGACACGGCATCTGTCTTTGCGACCTCTGCCGCGTTCTTCGCGGTTACCGATGCGTCTCTTGCGGTCTCAGCACCAACCTTCGCCGTCTCTGCCGCAAGCTTTGACGTGTTGGCCGCAGTCGCTGAGTTAGCCGAAGCCGTCGCACTTGCGCTTGCGTTAGTCGCGCTGGTGGCAGCAGCCGTGGCAGATGTTTGCGCAGAATCACGAGCAGCCTGAGCATCAAGCTTGGATTGGTTTGATGCGGTTGATGCCGCACTCGCGGTATCCGCAAAACCAGATGCGCTTGTAGCGGACGACGCTGCTGCTGCGGCAGAATTTCCAGCGGCAGTATTAGCCGCCTCTGCTGCGTTCTTTGCGGTAGTCGCAGAGGTTGATGCAGAAGCGGCGTTCGTAGCCGCGGTTGACGCAGTTGACGCACTTGTTGCGGCGGCTGTAGCAGAGGTCTGCGCATCGGTCTTCGCTGACTCTGCGGATATCTTTGCGTTGGTCGCAGCAGTTGCCGCAGTCCCCGCGTTCGTCGCATAGGTTGCGGCATTCGTTGCAGATGTCGCAGCCGCAGCAGATGCCGTCTGGGCAGCCGTGTTGGCGCTTTCAGCGGCAGTTCTGGCGGCGGTCGCCGAGGACGCTGCGGTAGATGCCGTTGCCGCATTGGTCGCCGCAGTGCTGGCAGAGGTTGCCGCATTGTTTGCAGACGAGAGGGCGTTTCCGGCAGACGTCGATGCAGCAGTCTGCGCAGCGACGGCGGTGTCCTTCGCTACAACTGAGCCGTCCTTCGCGGTAATGGCATCGACCTTGGCCTGAACGGCCACGTCCTTTGCGCCAATGGCCTCAACCTTCGCGTCAATGGCAGCCTGCGCGGCAGCCTGAGCAGCGGCTAGGTTATCAGCAGAAGACTGCGAGTTACCGAAGGTCTCGTACAGGTCATCGATCTGCGTCTCAATCGAGGCGGCAGTTGTCTCGATGCTGGTAATTCTTGTGCTAAGAGCCGTGTTTAGCTGAGAGTTCCCAATCGCACCTGTCAGGATTCCAAGAAGGTATGCGGGGTCTGTAACGACAGAGGCCGAAGTTCCAGAGGTCGCGTTAAACGGCGACTTCTCGCCAGACACGCTGACGTTTCTAACCCAGTAGTAATAGGTTACGCCAGTGGTCGTTACGTAATCCGTGTAGACCTTTGCGGCTGTCGTGCCGACGATAAGCGCATTACCGAGATTGTTTGAGGACGCCCTCCAAACCTCGGTATGGGAATGCCCGTCGTAATTGTTGTATTCCCAGTTAAGGAATATTCCGGAGAACATCCCTGTTGCCTGAAGGTTGGCCGGAGTCGGCGGCTTCGGGAGTCCGCCGGGAGGCTGCGGGGTTGGCTTTAGAGTCCCATTGCCGCCACCAATAATTCCAACCCCAGCAAGCGAGGCGATCCCGCTGTCCACAAGATCTCGATAGGTGACCGCACGATCGAGCGGGTCACCTCGACTGCCAAGCAACGTCTCGACCGACTCCCTTTGCCTTTCAATGGAGTCGATCGGGCGATTAAGTCCGCTTGGAATGCCTATCTTCATAACTCTTGTCTGTTATCCGCAACGGCGACGTAGTTAATGACGGAGGTTCCAGAGACTTCCACTTCAAACTGGTTGGCCGTATAGCCAGAAGGCAGGGCAAACGAGAATGAATTCTGAACTTCTTGCGTATGCTTCAGGACTCCATCCGCATACATCTTGAATGTAACGGGGTAAGAGGAGGCGTCAACGCGAGCAGCCTGTGGGCAAAACGCTCGGGGCGAGTAGAACTGCTTTGACTTCCAAGTGTAGGTCAAGTTAGTCCCAGAGTCGAACTTGTAAAGCTGCCCGGAGATCAGAAGGTACAGAGCATCTTCATCACGAGCATAGAACCCAGTGGTAGCCGTAAAGTTCAAATCAATCAGCGCATTCTTTTCGCCTCTCGGGTCAAAAATAAATCCGCCAGACGAGTTGAAGGCAACGTACTTGCCGTTGTGCTGATAGGCGTGAATCGTCGAGGGGCTGTAAGAGTTCCACTGGTCGCGGGTAAGAATCTCCTGAGTGAGAACCTTGATTCCGTCAGAGCCAGCCGCCACAAGCCCGGTTGCCGAGGCGTAGATGGCGTACTCGCCCATATCCACCATCGACCGCTTGGACACGCAGGGGAAGTTTGCATCGAGTTCCTGAACGGACATAGCCGCAGGCGAGGTGCCTTGAACGAGAACCGGCTTGCCAGTAGTGGCAACAAAAAGCCCGGGGCCGATTGACGCAAGCGCAACGACTGGGCTGCTAGTGGAAACCTGATACTCGGACGGCCAAGCGTGTGGGAGGTACGCCTCGGAGAAGCACACCGTGTTTCCGGTGAACCCTGCCATCACGCCATTGGGAAGCGCCGTGAGACCAAGAAGTTGGCCGCCGGGATGGTCTGCCGCAACCTCATCTGGAGGAGCAGCCCAATTCGCTGACGGCACGGTTTCGCCAAGCTGCGCGTCGGTGATGGTGTCCGAGTAGTTCGAGGAAGGCGTCGAGATGTCGGCCACAAACCTGAACGTACCGGCAGAGTCCGTGCGATACAGTCGGAACTTCCTGCCCGATGTGTAGTAGTCGCCCGTAGGGAAGGCTGGGATAGCGACGGTCTTGGTCTGCCCCGGAGTCCAACTAACAATGTCCGCTGTGGTCACTTCGGAGGGAATTGACTCCTCGCCGAAATCGGTCACTAGCGTCAGCACATAGGCAATCTCCTGCGGAGACTCACCGGCAGTTGCCGTTCCACCTAGCGTGACAGTTGGCTTCGATGGACGCGGAAGTCCGAGGCGATAAAGGGTACCCGGGTATGGAGGGCCGGAGGTCGCGCCGACGTTGTTCGTCATGCGCGGGTAAGTAGCCCCAGTCATGTACACGCGATCGTGCGGGTCTTCCGGAATCGGACTCTTGACTACGTCAACGGCGGAGTTGAACTGGAACCAGATGTTTGCCGCGTACCTGTAAATCGTCTGCACGGGGCCGGTCAGGGTCGCGCCTGTAGCAAGGTTTCCCTTGAGCGGCTTGATCTGGCCGGACTCAAGATTCAAGTTCAAAGCAGTCTGAGCCGAATCCTCTGGAATCAGCCGGGGCGAGATCTTGGTGATCTTGCCGCTAAAAAATTGAATCTTGAATACAGCCATGAAAATCTACTCCGAGATCATGAAAGGTACAAAGCCCGTTCATCCTTCCGTCTAGAAACAAGCCCGGGGAGAACTCGGCCACCGCCCTTAGTCCACTTCATGAACTCCTCTGCGGCCTCATCAAATTCTCCACGGTTGTTCTTCATCCGAAGCCCAGACCGCTGAAGGTTCCCCAAACCAACATTGAAAGAGAAGGAAACGAGGCTGTCGAAGCGGCTTTGGCTATCAAGAGCATTAGGGCAATATCTGGCCACGCCACGCTCAAATCGCGCAAGGTCTTTAGCAAGCAAATCGTCCACTTCAGAAGCAGTCCAGACACGGTTGTCCTCCGGGCGTAAGGGAAATTCCTTACGAAGCATCTTTCCCGCGTTCTCGACCGTGCGAGCATATGGCAGAGCCACCTGCTCCGGATAAAGAACGTGGCCGACGCCGACAGTCCACAAGCCAGCAGGACAGAGGTAAGGACGATTCCTCACCCCTTCATGGTGCTTGACCATCAGCAACGCTTTTTCGCTTACCTTCATTTCTTATTGAACGCTTGTGTGCCGAACCAGAAGGCGATGATGCTGCTCAGGATAAGCATCTCGTCATCCGAGAAGACGTTATCCATCGCAATCGCGAACGGGATTCCCGTCGTGTATGCATACCAAACGCCAGCGACATTAAGAGCGACAAGCTCAAGAACAAAGATGTACGTCACGACAGGGCGAACCGAAGCGCGAAGGTTGATCATCCACTGGGATGCGCCTTTGCCAATCTCGATGTCGTGCCGATACAGGGCTTGCCGTTCCTCGCCAGCAGTTTGCGTCTGGATCTGCTCAAGCTTGATCTCTTCGACCTTGGCCTGCGCAAGGAATCCACGTTCTGCTAAAGCGAGTTCCCGCTCTTTCTGAGCAGCAACAAGAGCAAGTTCATGCTTCTTGTCCTGACGGTCTTGGAAGATAGAAAGAATCTTCGGGAGGCCGCCTGCCAAGAAAGATAGAAAAGTTGAAACCATGGTCATCATTTGCCGCGTTCCTCTTCTAGCTCTTGTTTCTATTGATGAGGTCAAAAAGCGTTTTTACCTTGTCTTCAAGAACAGCCACTCGAAGGTCAAGCTTTGCCAAGACGATTATCAGGGTGATAATAGCCAGAATCACTGGCCAGCCTTTTATAAAAAGCTCTATTACTTCCACAAAGAATGCCCCCGTATTAGAGTTCCTACTTCTTTCGCTTGTTCTTTCTTTTCTTTGGTTTCTTTGGCTTCTCAATGGTCAGGTCGTGAACGTAGTAAACCGTTTCGTACTCTTCCTTTTTCTTGAAAGGCCAAAGAGACAAAAGCCAAGCCTTAAACATAGCAAGCTGATTCATGACTAATCCTCTATTTGAAAAAGCCTAGCCAGTCAGCCAGCTTCATTAGCGCAGCGCCAAGAATTCCAGCGAGACTAGAAACGGCAACCAAGGTTCTCCATCCTCCCTTCGCCTCCGCAAGCATGAGCTTGATGTCATGGACATCGCTCTTGAGGGACTTCATATCTTCCTGAAGACCCTCTATCTGGGCGTCGTGCCGCCCTAGATCTCGCTGGACTTCCACTTATTATCCCTCCGTCTTCGGAGCCTCAGCAGGAGGCGGCAACTGCGGCATCGCCTGCTGCTGGAGCTTCTGGATCAAGCCAGCGACCGTCTCAAACGGCTGCTTGGCGAGGGCGGCAATCAAAAGGTTGCCTTCTTCCATCGAAACTTCAAACTTCAACGTATTCATAATTACCTCCTGTTAAAAAACACTTTAAGATACACCTCAATCACTGTTGTCTCCAACTAGTTTAAATTAAGGTGAGCTGTCTACTTCAAAGGTGATGGTTGCTGTGTCGAGTACCGCGCCGCTTGAGGCAAGGCGAATTTGAACAGCCAAAGTCCGCGACGCATAGCCATCCTCTTGGTATAGGAGCCACTCTCGGGTCGTCCCGAGGTTGAGCCACGAGCCGGTTATTCCGCCCGGATTTCCGTACGATCCCGACCAAGTCGCATACGCCTCAAAAAGCGACGCAGCCCCGCTCGTCAGCCACTCGCCGCTGATCGAAATAAGCGTCCCGCTAACGTTTGTTCTGTACGCAACGCCGTTTGCATTCAGCTGATACCGCGCATAGCCTGTTCCGCCGCTACCTGAATATGAGTAGTCCAACGCCGACTGGTTGCTGATTGCGACGCTCGCGTTTGACTTCCCTCGCAGATTATCCATCGTAATGATCGTCCCGCTGCCGCCCACTCCTGCAAGGGTGCGGACAGCGGAATCGTTCATATTGATGTTCGCCGTAGCGGACCGCCCCAACTCGGTGTTGACGTTTGAGAGCGATATCGTTCCGGTAGGCGTAGGCATCGATTACTCAGCAGTCAGCGGCGCAACCGGGGCAGGAGTACCGGGAGCGGGTTCCCACGGAAGCGGCTTCTGCTCCATCGCAAGCTTCTTGGCTTCATTGGCAACGATCATTGCGATATGCGCCTTAATGTTTTCAACAGCCGTGTCATTCTCTGCCCACGACACCAACTGCTCCTCAGTAAGCGCGGTAAATGCGGTGAAGCTGTCGGGGTCAGCCGCGCCAAGCTTGACAGTGGTAGGCAGATCGAACTTCGCCGCACCGTCAGCGCCGGTTACGGTAACGTCGATTTCCTTAACCACATCGGTCAGTCCATCCTGAGCCACCACACGGGCAGTGTTGATCTTGTACGAATAAACGATAGTCATAACAGTCTCCTAGTGAAGTCTTGATTTGATCTCAGCCAGCTCTTGCTTGAGCATGACCAGTTCCTTCGCAAGCTCGACGGCTGATGCCATAGCGGCATTTCCGTACGAGACAGACAGCGTTCCAATTTCGTCCTTGGCAACCTGAATAGCTTCTGGAAGCAGCGGCTGAAGTGATTGAGCGGAAACTCCGACCTGCTCCATGCCATCGTCGATTCTTTCGTAGCGACCAACTTTGACTTGAGCCAGTCGCTCGACGAAGTTCTCCGGCATATCGCGCCAGTTGCGCTTCAGACGCTCATCCGAATAAGCGGTGATGTTTCCAGATGCGACGATCGAGTTGGATATTGCACAACGGAAGCTGCCGTTATTGATAATCAGCATTCCGTGGTCAGTCAGGTTTCCTGCTGCACCGCCAGCATTCGGGTGAGACCACGCGATGCCGTACATATTGGCGAGGCTTGTCCCATCGGCAGACATCTTGTAAGAGTCGCCCATGGCGAATACGCCTTGGTATCTATAAGAGCTATATAGCCCTACGACAGAGTTCCCGTGATTAGTGTCAAGGTAAATGTTCCCGCACCCGGAAATAATATTTCCGTTCATGTAAATGGTGCCGTACAGCCAGTTTGTTCCCACGCTGTAGATACCAGCAGGGTGATAACTCGCTTGACCAGTTCCGGCTACGTTCGAGTGACCTCGATATCCGTACGCATAGCAGTCGTTGACGATATTGACGCTGCCGCCAAGGGCATATCCGCCAACAGTCATCAGTAATGCTTCGCCCTGATCGCCGTTGCCGTCGTTGTTGGCATCGGTAGTTGGCGAATTGGCGTAGAAACGAATGCCGCTATACGCCGCGCCAAGACGGATGCCGGTGTGATAGCCAATAATCAGATCGGAGTAGTGCGGGTGGTTCCATGAGCCATTCGCAATGTCCTTGCCCATGCTGTAGTGGTTAGCGCCAAATGTCGCGCCACCGCCGCCGCTCAATATTGTAATAGCTCCGTTTAAGCTGCTGACCGTGCTAGCGTTGCCAGTGATGTTGATTCCCCAAGTACCGCTCGCGCCGCTGCCGGTAAGCGAGGGCGAGTACGAAGTGTAGTTTCCGGCGTGGAGGACTTGGTTCCCGTTCTGGGTGATTGCGCCAACAGCGTTAAAGCTCGCGGACGTGCGAAGCGCACGGAGATCTCCGGTCACATTGGTGAACGACTCGGTCGTGGTCTGGGTCGCAGACCAGTTCCCGACCATATCCATGATGTTATCGTAGAACGACCCGTTATGAATTTTGCGGAGGACAATCGTGCCGTACTCCCACGAAGATCCGGCGGTGCCAAATACGACGCAGAAACGCCCGTCTTTGCATCCGAGCCGGACTTCCTTTCCGCACTGACCAATGACGTTGGCGCTGGTGTTGTACCAGCTCGTACTCCAGTTGTGTCCGCCAACGATTACTGTGGAAACAGCGTTGCTGTTGTACTCGTAGATGTCAAACACCATGTGAACCATGCCGTAGTTGGCAGTGGTTCCGGGCAGGTAGAAAATGACCATGCCGGTCGAGGTGCTGCCAGCACTCCAGCTCACATTCGGTCGTGCGATGTTGTTGCCCTGCTCGAAGTGTGAGCGGAGCGTCATGTTCCCTTGGTTGCTGATTGCGGCGACGTTGCCGAGCGACTCAACCTCGCGGAATATCCAGCCGCGATTTGCGGTCGAGTTCATCGTGAAGTAGGTAGCCCAGTCGGCAGAAACAGCGCCGTACGTTCCAAAGTTCCCGGTTTGGGCAAAGAACAGCCCATAAGTCGGCGACGACGGCGATCCGCTGTACAGATTGATTCCGATGCCAGCAGCAGACCCGTTGCTGTTGGCGGTGATTCCGCTTACGGCGTAAGCCGGTTGCCCGAACGTGATCGAGCCAGACTGCATATCAATCAGTGGCTGCGAGCCATAACCAAAGCGGTCAAATACGAATCGGCTCCCGCTGAAGGTATGGGTTCCACTACTAGAAGTTGATAGTGACGACCACGAGTTGATGTTGCCGACCGTGCCGCCGTAATAGATCGTCCCCGTAAGGTGCGACGTTCCTTGAACGCCAAGGTTCGCGTCGGTGTTAGTCGAGCCGCCAGCGGTGATCTGACTTGCGCGAATCGCGCCGCTTACCGTACCGCCGCTTAACGGAAGCGCGTAGCTGCTGTAGTTGCTGCTGTGGAGCAGCAGCGCACCCCAGTTTATTGACTGACCATTGCCTCCGCCAATCCTTGCATTGCCGTTAACGTAGTCAACGGCTAAAAAACCGTGAGTATCTGATGCTGCCCACGCAATCATCGTCCCGTAATATCCAAGCCCAGAAAGAGCGGATGGCGGCGTGTTCCATCTCGCAGTAGCAATCGCTTCAGCGTTACCGCCGCTTCCGAACAAAGTTGTGCGGAAGTTCGATGATGTAAGACCGTCAATTGCCCCGGTTGGCGTCAGCCGGTTTACCATCAGCCCTGTGTTGCCGGTTATGCTTGAAACCGTCGCTGCGTTTCCGCTAACGCTAATTCCCCAAGTACCACTCGCGCCGCTGCCGGTGAGCGACGGCGCGTAGCTGGTGTAATTCCCTGCGTGAAGTATTACGTTGTTGTTTACGTAGGAAGCGCCATTTGCAATCGCAAAATTATTTGATGTAGCGGACGTTGTCCCATTAACTGAGAAACCAATGGTGTCCCCGCCGCCGACGCCAGCGGCCCCTTGGTAATAGCTTATGCCGTACGAGGGAGCATTACCGAACGACCAGATTGGATTCCGAACCCCGACATAGTAAACATCGTTGGCAAAACCGTTGTTTCCACCGGAGGTTACTTTGCCGCCAAACGTGCTGTAAGAACCGTAGTTGCCACTGTGGAGAATTGAACGGAGAGAGTTCCACGACGTATTGACGCCGCTGCGGAGATACCAGTTCTCGTGAGCTGACGTTGAGGCTGGGCCAATTATCTGCCAAGCCGTATAACCATCGTTCCAGCCCTGCAAGGTCATTGCAGTATGCCAATCACCCAATCCCGTGAATCTGTCGGTAAACTCGTAAGTAGCTCGATAGTCTTGATAATTGTTGGGCGTGTATTGCGCGGCGCGGGTGTCCAGAATTTGGTTATACGTTGCGTATCCAGCGTTGCTGGCAGAGCCAGCGCTGCCTGTGACGTTAATCGACCACGTTCCGCTTGCGCCGCTGCCGGTGAGCGAGGGGGAGTAAGAGGTGTAGTTACCGGCGTGGAGAACCTGATTTCCACCCTGCTGCAAGGCGACCGTGGAGTTCACGGCGCTTTCGTCAACAGTCAGGCTGGTCGTCCAAGAAACCCCAGCGCCAGTCGGAGACGTGCGGAATTCATGACGCCCGTTACCGAGATGCTGGATGTACGCAAACTTCTTCTTTGCGGTGTCGTCCTCTGCCCATGCGGAGCCAGTCCAACGAGCATTAGATGTGAAGTTAAGACCGTTGGCATCAGATCCTTGACGAGCCTTTGCGGTAACGCCTGTTGTTTCAAGCGTCCACTTTTCCCATGTCGATACACTTACGGTTGATGCGCCAGTCAAAGTCCCGCCGCTTAACGGCAGATAGCTGCTCAATGCAGAGCTAGTGATGTACCCGCTAGGGTTCGTGCTGTTGTACGGCGTGTAACCAAGAGCAGTCGTTACCTGTGCGCCAGTGATGCCAGTCAAGTATCCGCTGTCGTTCGTGAACGTGCTGACATTTGTCGGCTGCGTATACGAAAACACGCCCGTCGTATTGTTGTACGACAAAGACCCAGAGGCCGAGATCGAAGTCCTTACACGAGAGGTCGTGTGGTAAAGATTCGTGCTGCCTTCCGGAACCGCATCAGTGCTTCCGGGCGATGCGCTGATCTCAACATAGGTCGAGCCAGACCAGCGATAAACCTTCGCGCTGTCGATGGCGATGTAGATCTTTCCAGAGTCGCCAGTCGCTGGGAAAGCCGCGAGGTTCGCGTACTCAAGGACGTCGTCAACGTAAGACGGCAAGTGCGATGACGCAATCTTTCCGGAGCTGTCTAGTCCGGCGTAGCCATTAGCAACGCCCTTATTTGCGGCGTTCTCTGGCGTAAATCCGAGTGCGGTCGTTACATCGCCAGACGCAATATTCGTGCCAACGGTAACGCGGCCTTTCCCATCAACAGTTACTTTCGAGTACGTTCCAGCGGTGACGCCGCTATTCGCAAGCGTCAGCGCGACAGGTGAGCCGGTCGTGCCGGTTCCGGTAACGTCTCCGGTGAAGTCAAGGGAGCCAGACGGAATGGCGACCCAAGACGGATTAGTGCCATCAGTGCTGAGATACTTGCCGCTGTTGCTGGTTTGCGAAGGCAGGAAGCTATTCTTAACAGCAGCACTCGGGCTGCGAACCTCAGATACGTGCAGGTACTGCGGGTGATCGTCGTCAGACAAACCAGACAAGTTGCCGTGGTCAGTAGCAGGGTTGGCTGCCGAGCCAACAGCAGAAATAGAACGCAGATCAACAATGCTGACAAGTTGGGCGTTTACGCTATTTGCGTAGCCGTCTGAAGCTTTATAAATCAGTTTGTACAGCGGCCTAAACTCAACTGATGGGAACCCTGTGAGCGTTAAATCAGCAAAGGAAAACGCTTCAGCCTCGCCCAAATTATCGGTAGCAGATTGACCGATGATTGCAATAACGGGGTACGTTAAATTGTTTGTGGCCAGAATCCATGTCGTAGCGTGTTGGTTATTGCCAACGTCCGCCGTACTCCAAACACCACCTGAGACTGAGTTGTACTGTGGTCTGGATGTACCCTGCCTGAACGGGAAATCTGTGGGAGCGTCCATAACCCACGAAGTGCCTTGCAGGTGCAGTACTGGAATCTTTGCGGGGAACAACAAGTTCTGTTGGTATGTACCAGCGGTAGGCGTAGCAGTCGACACGATGTCGATCTTCATGTCCTCGTCAAAGAACGTACCAGACTCAATTGCAATCTGCGTAGCCGCGTTGGTAGCTGAGTTGTTCAGCGTATAGCCACTAGCCAAGAAACCATTCGCGATAGCAGCGCCGCGTGTGCGGTGCAAATACTCGTGAGTCTGCCAGTCGAGGACAACACCATGACGCTCGTCGCCAAAGTAGACAGCCGTCGATGTAGTCGCGTTCCAATAGATATAAGCGGTTGGCGCGTGTTCTTCCCACGTAAAGTAGGACATCTGCGTCGACAACACGCCAGATGCACTAAAGTAGATAAAGTGCAGGCCAGTTGTGTTCGGGATCACAACAGTCTGGGCGGACGTATAAGTATATTTTACGCCCTTGCACCAAACTACGAACTCAGACGCGACAGGGGCAATCGTAAACGTACGAGTGCCGCTATCGAATGAGATCGATGACTGAGTCTTATCGGCGTGACCAATAGGCTCGCCCGTAGGCTCTGTCGAAGGCTCCCACGCAGTGCCGTTCCAGACGAGCTTCTCTCCTGCGGCAGGCGCGTCAGTCGAGACAGCGCGGCCTTGGATCTTGGCTACGTTTGGTGCGGAAGAAGTACCGGAAAGGTCTCCACCAATCTCAACCTTATCCGAGTTGAGATTGGTGAAGTTGGCGTCCAGCTCATTATTGGTAAGCGGACTGCCCTTCCCTGCGCGGGTAGTAATATTCGACATGCCTTTCCCCTATTAGGAGATCGTTACAGTCCAAGTCACCGTCATCGTGTCGGCAGCACCCTTGTTCACGACTGCGAACACGGTACGGCAGAGCATGGTTCCGCCCACGCCAGAGTTGAAAAGACCCGCCTCGGTCACCGCGCCTGTGCCGATTCCGGCATTGAAGGTGGCAACGTAGGTCGCAACCGCGTTGGTCGCGGTTCCGCTGGTCAGCGAAGCGCGGCCAAGCTCGCCGCCGAGGGCGGTATCGCCAACTACGGGGGAGGCGGTTCCGGAGCCGACAGCCATGTGGCTCATGACCGCAGATGCCGTGCCAACCATGCGAGAAGCAATGAAGTTCTTGCCGGTGGTTACGACGAGGTTTTTGAGGTCACGCTCGTCCTTCAGATTTCCACTTTCGTCGAAAATCTTGATCTGGAGCCGACCGCTAACCTTGATGTCTTCGAAAGCTTTCATCTAATTAGCCTCTGTCAGAAGTAGAAAGAAGAACCAACATAGTCTTCGGCGAAGTAAGTGATGTCGGCATAATCCGTCATCCTTGCGTAGCCGGAGTCCGATGCGGCCAACGATTCGCTGGGATTCTTTCCGAACTCCAGCAAAGAGTCGTCTATTGCATACTCAACGTCATCTTCGGTTCTGCCAAAAAAGGCGAGGTATGAAAAGTTATCAATGGCAGACGTCTCGTCCGCCCTATGGGTCGAGAAAACAGAAGAAATCCCGTCCCCGAATACTACATTTTCCGAAGCCCCCTTTGAAGTTTCCAGTGAGTGGGCTTCTTCGACTGACTGCAAGTCAGAGAGTGATAATCCAAAGTCTAGGATTATCTCGTCAATCTGCGGGAACTCATCAGACAATGACTTGCCTGAAGATATCCTTGCGCTGTCTGTAGTGCCGTTAGACGTTTCCAAAGACTTTTCAAAGCCTTTGGAAACAGCATCTATCGCCGAGTAGAGATCAGAGAACCCCTTGGAGGTGTCAAACGCAAGAAGCTCGGAAAACCCATCAGTCTGATCCGAGATATGCTTGCCAGCGTCGAATCGGCTGAAATCGTATACGCCAAAAAGGTCGCCGATGCCTAGGCCAAAATCAAGTGTCGATGCATCAAGGGCATTAACCGCATCGACAAGGTTCTTGTCGAATATCAAGAACGCCTGATCGGCGGGAACTTGAATAGTGTCGTTGACCCAGCGATCTGGCGGGGTCGGGTCGGCGAACACATTGGCCGCCGCAAGCTGAACGTAGCTCGACAACGCATAAGCGTTGACGAACGTGACCGTGTTCTTGAGATTTACGTAATCAGCGGAGTCCCGAAGATTTACGTATTGAGTAGTCGCCCTCGCGTAGATATGAAGCGGCTCAGTGCGGAGTTTCTGGAACTCCACATCTGGTGCAGCTTTTGGGATATCGAGGACAACACGAATCATTAGAAGTCAGAGCGAACGCGCAACTTGATGAGATCGTAAACCGTCTGAATTCCTGACCCATTCTGCATCTCAATCTCAGCCTCGTACACGCCAGCGGCGTCCAAAGCTTGAGAGTTCCACTGAAACGCGACGCGGCCATTAACGGCGTCCGTTACGGAGCCGGTAATAGTCGTCTTAATGGTTGTTGAGCCGACCTCGCGAATCTTTAGACGAACCGTCGCGCCGGTCAGGTCAATTGCCTGCCAAGTGTTCGGGTCGCTTTCGTCAAGAATCTGGCCGACAGCGGCGGAGTTGCTGTCCTTCAGGTTCAGATAAAGAACCGGAAGGGTATCTCCCTCTACGAGGGGGATGGTTGCGCTATAGCTCATACGAACTCCCTAGGTGCAACCGACAACGCGCCGCCAGCATAGCCGTGCTTAGACTTGCGAATCGCAATCCCAAGCGCCTTGTCGAAAAGAATCTTGTTCATTCCAGCGCGATCCGGATCAGACCAGACCTTCTGGGGCTGAATCTGAAGCCGGTACAACGCACCCTTGATGAGCGTCTCAGAGTTCTCGTTCGCGATGTAATCGGGGATCGAGGTGCTGCTCTGAGACGGCTTGAGCGAGTACAGGACATACAGCGTCTCGCTCACGGAAGGCGTCGGAGCCACCGTAATGGTGTCGCTGTCGTTCATCGTGTACACGCGAGCAGGGCCGCTGCCAGCCGCCATGAAGATGTCTACCGGCGTTACGGGGGACAGCTTCTCGTAGCTCGGCGAGGCGGTCGTCCCGCGATTCCGGTAGACGCCGAGAACGTGATTGATCTCAGCGCCAGCCGGAGGACTCAGGTCGATTTCGTTCGTGCCAGCCGGAACAATCGCGTCTTCAATTGGCTGAATCCAGATGTCGGTCTTGATGCAGAACTCAATCGCCGCATCCTTAAGGCATTGCGCGATCGAAAAGACAGGGCATCCCGGAACTTCCAGCAGGACTTTGTTTGCTAGATCGGTATATTTCACTCTGCCTTACCCCGTTTCAGCCCTTAAATTTCCCGCTTGGGAATTTGATATCAGCCCTGTGCCGCCTGCCCCGGAGGGATTCGCGGACGCGGGGTGGATGCCGAATCGGACTGCGTCTTGATGCCAAGCGAGTTCTGGAACGCCTGAAGATGCGCTTGCGCACGGGCCACATTCCCGGCGTACTCGGAATCTTTCGAGTAAGCGCGATACAAAAGGTAGTCGAGAATCGCGTTTGCGTAGATGTCGTCGATGTCGATGACGGTCGTCGCAATATCTGCAAGATCGTTCGGGCCTCCGGTTGACGTAACCGTCGTAGGGGAGGAGCTATAAACGATTTCGATAGCGGCCACGTTCGTCGGCTTCGGGTAAAGGTAGAACGTCTTCGGATCGAGCGGGTTATAGATGTAATGCTCAATCAGATTCGTGCCAACGATCGGCGTGTTGTGCCAATCCGGAAGCTGATCGTCCATGATTCGCCGGTCAATCTGGCGAATCGCCTTGCCGCTAACATTTCGAACAACATCAAGCAAGCGAAGCGCAGCAGAGGGAAGCGTTTGCTTCGACCCAGCAGCGCAATTGAAAGTCGTGTTTACAGTCTTCGCGTCAGGGCGAACAAGGACAACCTCGCGTTGCGCGTCATTGAAGAACTTCAGAAGTTCCTGCTTCGCCCAGCGAGTGCCAGTCGTGTCCTGAAGGATGATCTGCGCACGGTCAATGATCTCAACCACTTTTACCGTAGCCATGTTTTAACCTTCGTAATACGGTTCTAAATCAGGGTTGTCAGCGTACACAGGGTTCCAGTCCCAGATCACGCCGGTACGTTTGTTTCGAAGTTTCTTGGTTGGAGCGACAGGCACATCTTGCACCTGAATCCTCGGCTTTCCAAGAGCCTCGACCTCTTTCTGCAAATCTTGCAGCTTCTTTCTACGATCAATCGTTACGCCAAAGTTAGCCTTGGCGTATTCGTAGAGTTCGTCTTTGCTCATGCCATTGATATCCATAAGAAGAATCGGGGAGAGCATGGTTACCCATGCCCTCCCCTCTCCTATTACATGCCGGTCAGCTTGAGGGCCACGCCACAGGTCGGGTGAACAACCTTGTAGCCATAGACCTTCAGGCCGCGAACGCCATCACCGAAGGACGACTCAAGGCGAACCGTCTCAGTGTTGGTGAACTGCGAAGCGAAGCAAGCGAACTTCTTGTGACCAGCCAAGCAGAGGCGCTTGCCAGCGTCACCGCCCGAACCAGCGGCGAGGAGGTTCGACTGATAGACCGTGAAGCGGTCGATCATGCCAACCTTGCCGTTGCGCAGCGGCGAAGCCGAGTCACCAGTGAGGTACGCGAACTTCAGATCCGACTTCTTGAGAAGCTCGATCACCTTCGGCGAGACAACGAGGAAGCGATCGCTATCCGGGATGTTGTCTTCGTCGAGGATACGGGCGGCCTCAAGGATCGGGTCGAGGATGTTCGACGCGGTCGGGGTCGTGGTCACGTCCACCGAGTTGCCAGACGCCACGCCAGACACGATGTTACCGAGAACGTCCGTCTCGACAGCAATGCGCATCTGCTCGGAAGCGTCACGGGCAGCCTCGTCCCAGAAAGCGATGTCGCTTTCGGCCTTCAGCACATCGTCCACCTTGAAGGCGTACGACTTGGCCTTGTCAACGAGCAACTCGATGGTCGAGGTCGTCACGTCCTGATACGAGATCGTGCCGGTGTAGTTCGCGACGGTGATCGCCGGAACCGTACGGATCACAACCTTCGAACCCTGACCCGAGATCTCACCCTCGTAATCGTTGTTCGTCACCTGCTCAAGAACAGACGCCGCGTAGAACTTCGCCTGAAGCTTCTTCGAGAAGATATCAGGGACGAAGCCAGCCGCGTTGTTCGCAACCCAGCCGCCATTGGCGACCGTAAAGTTCATAGCCATTTCAAAATACCTTTAGAAAAGAGTTGTACTGCTTGTCAGCGTACACGACCCTCGGCCCACGCCTTGTCGATCTCGGACTCAAGCCGCTCGTAATCACGGCGGTTCAAACCCTGAATCTCTGCGCGAGTCCAGACTCGCTTGTTGCCGACATTCGGATTTCGCGCCTTCGGCAATTTTGGCTCTGCCAATTTCTTTGCCTCGGACACTACGTCCACCTTCGGTGCAGAATTCGTGACGCTCTTAAATCGGTCGAGAAGCTCGATAACTTCCTCGGCAGTACCGTTCTTGGCAATCCGTTTCCAAGTTCCGGTCTGTCCGTCGAGCCATGTCTGGAACCCGTCGTCTCCCGCGATATCGGCGAAATCGGGATGCTTCGCCTTCACAGCAGAGACATGGAGTTCCAAAGTTCTCTCTTCCTCAGACTTCCGATAAAGCTGCGCCGTCTGCTTGAGATCTGACTGAAGCTTCTGAAGCTGTTTAAGAAGCGGCTTGGCGATATCCGGATAGTCGCGTTCCAATGCTTCTATCTCAGGATCTGGGCCTTGCACTTCCTGCTTCTGAGCCAGTTCTTGCTCAAGCAGGGCAATTCGATTGGCAAGGGTTTCGCTAGTTTGTTTAGCGGCCTTGGCTTCCTCGATCGCCTTCGTCATTCTGGACTGCGCGTTTTTGTAGCGGTCTTCCGCTTTGGCAAGCTGCGCCTTCCAGTTATCGTCGGGCTTGGACGCACCATCATCCTCGTCCGACTTGGCCTTAACCTCAGCCTCCGTCTCCTGCGGCTCTTCAGGGGGAGTCTCTTCTTGAACCTCTTCCGGCTCAGGTTGCGGTGGAGTGTCCTCTTGGGCGTTAGCCTTCAGGGATTCCTCCTGTGCCTTCTTGTACTGCTCAACAAGAGCGTTTGCTTCAGCTTCCAGCTTCGCTGGATCATTCCTACTTGCCATTTATAACTCCGGGCCTTTTAGGCGTATCGGATCAAAGTTCAGCAGCGCGTGTCGTTCCCCGATGCGCTGCCTCCAGTACGGCTTTCGCCGAATCCTCTAACTCAAGTAATGCGCGTAACTCAACGACCCTACCCTGTTCAAAGCGGTAGTTGTCCGTTGTTTCCAGAGCCTTGTGGCATTGGGCGAGGCGTAGGCGGAGTAGGCTGGACAAGACCGTCCACTGAGGGTGGCTGGACAGCTCCAGCAACGCCCTCGCCTGATCCTTCGTCAGCTTCAAGCCCATTCATTTCTCCCAGCTCCGGCATTTCCTTGAGAATTCTGTCCGCGTCGATATCGAGCGACTTGGCGATATCCTTGATAAGCGCCTCGAAGTTCACCATCTGCCCCATCGCAGGGTTTGCGACGAGCGACATGAACTGCAACAGCCGCTGCGACTGCACTTCCTTCTGGATAAGCGCAGTCGATCCACGCGCAATAATCCGCATGTCACCCTTGATGCTCTCATCAGAGTTCCACGCCATGTTCCAATCGTACAACGCACGAACCATCGGCGCCAGCAGGAAGTCATCGATGTTCTTGATGACCGACTTCAGCGAGATGCTGGCCGCACCCATGAGCATAGACATGCCAGTGGCAGTCTTGTTCATGCCGCCAGAAGTAGAGCCATGCGTATAGGAGGGGAGCGAGGTGGTCTCATCGGCGAACCGACGGAACAACTCGATGACCCCACCCAATGCATTTGCATTACTCTCGGGCTGGTAGAAGCGAACCATCGGCATGGCAGCATCGCCGCCCTCGCGCAGGAAGATTCGCCACGGGTAGATCTGGGTCGGGTCTTCACCAGCCGCAATCAGATCCGTGTTGACTTCAACGAGGGGGCCAGAGGAAATTGCCATGTTGTCGATGAAGATGCGGGTTGCCGCATTCATCGTCACCTGACTGTCTCGCATCTGGCGCGGTACGCCGACGCCCCAGAACTGGTGTGGGGTCTTCTCGTACGGAGCCAGTTTGTAAGGAATCTCCGCCCCGGGAAGTGGGTTGATCTGCGCCTTTAGAACGCGGTCTGAGCAGAGCCAAACATTGGCCGAGAAGATAGAGTTGAGATCATCATCAGGGATATCAACTCCGACATCGCGGAGATCCGCGCCGACGATGTCACCCCAAAATTCGAGTACCTCGTATCGATTCGACTCCGAGTACTCGTTAACATTGCTCAGGCTGCGGCGATCCCGCTCATGCTGCAACTCTTGGTGGTTGCCATGGCGGAAGTTCGTCATGATGTAGTCGATCGCCTGATCGTCAAATCCCGGCGATGCTTTAAGCTCCGCAAGCTGCGACTTCGTGAGAACGTGACGGCGGTAAACGCCGGTCGAGTCCTGCATCGAGGTGGCAAACGGGTCGGGGTAAAGGTCGAACACGGAGACGCTTTCAATCTCCGGCAGAATCCGCTCTTCGTAAATCAGTACGTGCTGGTCGCCGTTGTGACGCCAGTGACCAGACCGCTCCACTCGCAGCGTCCCGGCCTTGATCGCCCCAGTCCCAAAGATGCACATCTCCATGATGGTCTCTTTGAGCTTCATCTCGAGATTGGCTTCGGACGTCTGATCATGGATGACCTCGGTCATCTTCTCAGCGCGTTCCCCGGCTTCCTTCTTGATGTACTCCTTGATCTCTTCGGTGCGTTCCCGGATCAAATCTTGAGCCTGTGACGGGTCAAGGCCCGTCATCATTTTCATCTCCTTCGCCGCCTCGACCATGAGCTTGGTTTCCAAGCCGGGGATCGTGGGAAGCGGCGTAGGGTTGATGGAATAAAAATACTCTCCCGGTTGGAAGAGCAAATCGACGATACGGGAGTAAGCGGCCATGACCTTAGTTCTGGTAAGGCCAACATATACTCGCGAACGTCCGGGCGGGAGACGCGCCAAGATGTCAGGCTCGTAAATGCCAAGGAACTGGCGAAGGTCAACGAGCCACTCGTCTTCTATGCGCTGGCGGGAATCTTTCCAAGTCTCGAACTGACCCCGGAGCCGGGAACCAAGGTCATTGAATACAGCGGACTGTGAATCAGTCGGCGAAGACATGCCGTTCTCGACTACGAGATCGCCCGGCTCTGGATATTCGTCTTCTCTATTCATTAGTAACCCGCAATTGAGTCAGCAATTTCTGGCCTAGTAGACCACGTTCGTTCTCGACGCGGCATGGAGTTCAACCCGAATATTGCTATTGCATAAGCTACGACCCTGTCGTCAAAGCACCCATGCGCCGCATTCGTCTTGCCCCGTGCGTCAATGACGTACGTCCTCAACTCTTCCAGCAATTCCTTATCAGCGACCCCTGCCTCACCCTGACGAATCAGGGCAGCGAGGTTGTCGATGATCAGCGGCTTGGTCTTACTCGTCGTAAGCCACCCCGCCTTCCGGGTCATCTTGTCCCCATAAGCGTGATCGACCGTCTGTTCGACATATAGATTTGGGTAGCCCAAATCCTGTAATCTACGCAGAGTGGTCAACCCATGGTTGTTTCTCTCAACCAAGAGCCACGCCTTTTTATAATAGTATCCTAACGATTTCAAGATGTCACCATATTCCCACGGATCAACGTGTCCGTGCCAGCAGGCAACCTGCCTGCCATTGGAATCGACAACTTGTGCGCAACTGTAGTCGCCGTTCTCCAAGCCCTCGGCGACGTCCACTCCGATCGAATAGCGTTCTCCCTCCATGGGAGGCGACCAGACTCGGAGCGGCCCCTCGGCCATAGGCCGAAAAACCCCCTCAACCACATCCCCCACGAAGGTTGGCGACCAAACCTCTTCCTGTACAGCATCCAAGTACTTCGGCTCCACAAAGGTACGTCCCGTAGTCAGGAACGCCTCCATGGGGGTAGCCGGATACTCCTGCCGGAAAAGGTCATCGCCTAACTCGGCAACCTTCGCCCTCCGCCAATAGAGCTGGGCATCCGTCAGCCCATACTCCTCGGCCAGCATCTCTTCTTCCTCATCCCGGACAAAGTCGCCCGGGGGCTTTCGCGAGTACTCAGGAAGAAGGAACCAAGGCACGAAGATCAGCTTGTACTCACCCTCACCCCTCAATGCCTTGAGGCAAGCCTCGTAAAACCACCCCGACATGCCGTTGGCCGTGGACTCAAGGATGACTTCCGTCCCCTCGTCACCTACGGTCTGTAAGAGGCCAGCCGAGATATCCGTGCCTTCGGGGTAGTAAGCCACCTCCGACCCATGGACGAACTGGTTAGTCTGCCCTCGGCCCGTCTGGCCGGTTCTCGCCGTACCCACTCGGTACTGCGACTCAATCCCGCCGAAGGCTATAAAGCCCTGTGAGCGGCTTTTAAGGGGTGGTTTGAAGAAGGGGTGCTGAAGCTTGTCGTAGAAGAAGCTGACCATCCTAAAGATGCTGGAGGTCGATTCCGCCAAATGGGATAGCACGAACGCGGAACTGTTCCGCTGACCCGTTACCCGCCAGAAGTATCTCCCCTGTACATAGGTCGAGATACCCAACTGACGGGCCTTAAGGATCAGAACCCGAACCTTACCCGTCTCACGGCGCTGAGACTCAATCTCCTCGTGGACGAGAAGCTGGCCTCGGTTCATCCCGAAGGGGACGATCTTTCCCTGCTTGTTGACAATACGCAACAACTTCTTTGCGTATAGGGGGAAGTCGGACTTCAACCGCTCGGCTAACTTGACGACTCGGGGGTCGTGCTTGGTAAACCGCTTATACCGGGAGGAGGAGGTAACGTGGAGAGGCTCATGGGCGGGGGTCTGGCTGCCCAAGGAAGCACCCCCCTCCCCCTGCTGCGTGATGTCGCCTTGTGCGGATATAGGTCACCTATGCCTTTAGGATGCCTTCGGCATCTTGCGATTCCCTAGAAGGGAAGACATCCCTTAATGGGATGTCTCGCCGTCGCCGATGTCGGCAAAAAAACCTTCGTTAACAGTCACTTGTGACTGTTCTGGAGCATAGATGCCGAGATGCTTCGCCAGAAGGTCTAGTGCCTTAACCCTTGCAGAAGGGTTTTCGGCACTAGCCGCCTCCTCTTTGAGTCGCTGAATGACCCATTCAGCGTTGACTTCCGCTTTATCCACAAGTTTTTGCCTCGTAGAGGCAATGAACTCCTGAACCTTCGGCTCCTTTAGGAGTTTGCATCCGGTCTTGGCGGCTCCTTTTTCGGAATATCCGGCCTTTATGGCCGATGCCGTGGCATTGCCGGTCTCGACATAGGCTGCCGCGAAGACAGCCCATTTGGCTGTCTTCTGCCGTTGTTTGGCGTGTCTTTCGGTGTACATAGCCGGATTCTAGTGTGACCCTCGCATCAAATGCAATCTATATGCCATTAAGAGATATAAGCAATTTCATGCCAACTCCTGTTGGCATTAGAAATTGCATCTCTAATGGCATATGAGATTGCTTCTTCATAAAGAAGATCTTGTCTCTTTGAATCCCCCTGACTCTTTCAGAATTTTCCTCCCGAGATTTGTGAGGGAGGAAAATTCTTTCAGAGTCTTCCCCCCTTACAGCCCCCATTGAATCGGCACAATGGTTGGCGGGTTTGGATTTAGCCGGTGTACATTGAACACTACGGAGACGAACATGGGCATCCATCTCGAACGTGGCATCAAGTTTGCGAATTCGCTGTCCGGCAATCTGTCGGCGGTTCGGCGTGAGCGGATTGACGGTGTGCGACTGGCTGACTGGTTCCTTTCTGCCCATCATCGTTCCGATGATGAGGTGCGTAACTTCATGGCCTATGTCGCCAAGAAAGCCTATTTGCCCAAATGGGCAAAGCATCCCGGTCAGGTTAAGGCCGCGGCTCGTTCCATCCAATGGATGGGTGCTTTTTCGGTCGGTGACGAGGGACGGTGGGTCAGGAACTGACCCATTGACTGGTGGCTCTTGCCGGTGTACAAAGTACATCGGTGAGAGTCGCCGGGTTGGTTGGTTACTGATTCTGTAAGCACCTTGTTTTGTGAAGGTGCTTACAGAACCAGTAAACAGACTGGTTGGTTGGAAGTGTGAATGGACTACCCGTAAATGGAGACCCGCATATGCACTTGCTGAAGTTGCCGTATTTGACATCCCGTCTAGAGACGGGGAAAGGCCGCGAAACGCTGCAACGTCATTTTATGACTTTGTTGCGGCGAGACCCGGAACAAGCCAAACGGCTTGTTCAGGTGATGATTGCGAATCGCCGTAGTAGCGGCATCAGCCCCTCGGTATTTGTCAATACCGAGGACTTTCTACAGAAATTTGCCGCCCATTCGGTTTCCGAGGGCTACCACATCGTAGATGTGGTGATGAAGTGCGAACACAATAGTTACAGCATATACATCGGCGATGTCCGTGATATGCACAACCTCGCCAAGGATTGCGAGGACTTCGACGTAGTCGATGAGTACTTGCGGAACGAGCGGTTCGACCTAATTACTTGCGACGATTGCGGCGAATTGGAGTATTGCGATGAATCGCAATCTGTAGGCAACGATGCCATTTGCCGTGTATGTATCGAAGACCGCTACGTTTGGTCGGAGTATTCTGAAGAATACATCCGCCGTTACGACGCTGTGATGGCTACCGACCAGTTTGGCGGCGATACATGGATTGACGGCGAGAATCCGCCGGATTGCTTCAACTATGACGAGGACGAGGATCGCTACGTCCACGAAGATTACTCACCGCCGATTCTCGGCGACTACCATTCATCGAAAGACTCGCAAGAGCCTATCGACGACAAGTGGACGGCGACCTACGGTCGGCACATGGGCGTCGAGTTGGAGGTCGAGGTCACCGATGGTGACCGAAAGCATATCGTCAATCGGTTGCATGAGAAAATAAACAACGGTGACGTAGGTCACCGAGTGTTTTTCGAGCGAGACGGTTCCTTACGGAACGGCTTTGAAATCATCACACAGCCTATGTCGCTGCCGATGATTACGGAAACCTTCGGTTTCCTCAACGACTCCCGGCTTACCAACGGCCTGAAGTCACACAATACAGAGACCTGCGGTCTCCATGTCCACGTTTCACGGCGTGGCATGACGAATCTTCAGATTTCAAAGATGGTGTGTTTCGTGAACGACACCGATAATCGGTGGCTCATCGAAGCAGTCGCTCGCCGATACTCCAATGGATTCTGCCGAATCCATCCCAAGAAACTCGGCAACGCATACGTCAGCATGGATAGGTACGAGGCCATCAACCTCACCAATCGCCGCACCATCGAGTTTCGCATTTTCAGGGGAACCCTGAAGTACGACGCGGTGGTTGCCGCCGCCCAGTTTGTCCATGCCCTTGTCGAGTTTACTCGACCGGCTGAGTCGAGCCTAAAGTCGCTCAATGCCGCCGGGTTTCTGAACTTCGTTCAGAAGAAGATGCCGAAAGAATGTGCGACGTTCCTCCGATATATCGGGGAACGCTCAAAGCAGAACCAAATCGCTGCCTAACCACGGAGACAATGGAATATGTGCTTGCTCGTTGAACAACCCGAAGACGTAGTCTTCACCGACGCTTTCCTCACCGATGTCTACAGCAAAAACCGTGACGGTCTCGGCATTATGTATGCCGAGAATGGCAAGGTAGTTGTCAAGAAATCCATTCCGGCTACCGCCGCAGAATTCATCGAATTCTATCGGCAGTATGCCGAAGGCCGACGCTGCATCTGGCACGCTCGTATGCAGACTCACGGCGACATCGACCTAACTAATTGCCACCCTTACTTCGTAACCGATGAGTTGTGGATGGCTCACAACGGTGTGCTGTCTGCCGGTAACGACAACGATCCGACGAAGTCGGACACTTGGCACTTCATCCGCAACATCATTCAACCCGCCATCGAGGGGAACAAGTACCTTGTTCACGACCCAGAGTGGCAATCGTTTATCGGCGACCTTATCGGTACGTCAAACAAGTTTGGGTTTATGACTAGCGACGGTGCTACCGTCATCATCAATCGCTCTGCCGGTGTCGTTTTCAACGGTGCGTGGTTGTCCAATACCTACGCTTGGACTCCGTCCAAGTTTGGGTTTCATGTTCCCGGCTCCAAAAGTTACGGCAACTACGGCAACTACGGCAAGTATGCCCACGGCAACTACTGGCAGGAATACGACTGGGACAGCGGCTATTCCGTTAAGGAAAGCAGCGCCGCCAAGGACACTACGGTCAAGCCGGTATCGTCAGAGTCGGTTCGGTCGATAGTCCGGTCGGCTCATAACTGCTACGTCCGAGACACTCTTGAGCAATGGGTAGCCGACGCGCCGTGGAAGGCTGCGGCGTTGCTTGCCTACTGCTACGAGGACGAGAAGGAGGCCGAGGAGTTGGTCGCCGACGACCCGGCTAAAGCCGTCGAGTGGATTCGTGACCTGTTCGAACACGATGGACTTACACCGTATACGGTGTAATGGAGGGCTGATTTATGGCCTACAAGAAATACGCCCGTACTTGCGACGAGTGCGGCGCTGGTATGAACGAGGGCTACTGCATCGACAGCGGCTGTGAGTATTACTGCTCCGATGCTTGCTTGCACAAGCACTACTCACCCAAGGAATGGGAGGAGGCTTACGCCGATGGCGATGGCGATTCGTACTGGACGACATGGGATGAAGACCCGGACGAGGACATGGTGGACGAGGACGACCCCGCGCCAAACAAGTTGAGCGTGGAGTTGGCCGATGCTTATGAGTTGGTGGATGCAGGGTTCTACGAAGGCATCACCGCGATGTTCCGCGAGCAACTGCGGAAGATGAACCTCGACCCGAACAGGTACCACCTCGAATCGTGGACGATTGATTGCCAAGTGCAGGTCAAAGAGGAGGACAAGACATGACACGCGAGGACATTATCAAAATGGCGCGGGAGGCGGGATTCCCTGACTACGCTATGGGGCTAGCAAGCGAAGACGCTTGGCAGAAAACTGAACGCTTCGCCGCCCTTGTGACAGAGGCCGAGCGGGAGGCAATTTGCCCGATTGTTTACGGGCTGTGCGTGTCGGACAACAACGCGCAGGAAATCGTCAACGCCATCCGTGCGAGGGGGAGCCACAAGGCATGACGCGAAAGGTTACTAATCAAATCCTAGAGGCCGTCGATGACGGCCTTCTAGACCCAAAGCAAGCCTTACTTGCGGCCTTGCTGTACATGAGTGAGGACGAGGTCGCGGACATGGCGAGAATCAACGAGTTGCTTTTCGACGAGGAGGTCGAGGGTGAGTAAAAAACTACAGGCACTTGTCGTTTTCGAATTCGATGGAATCGAAAACCCAGACAGCGAGGATGCGGATACTGTCATCGACGAACTCACGCTTGAGATCAAGAAGGTCGTGCGTGGAGACTGGTCTGCGCCTGTTAAGTCTGTATCCGCTTGGATACATGACGCCGCCTCTTTTGGCCTCACTCCTCCACAGAGGCGGCGCGTGGAGGAGTGAGGTCAAAGAGGAGGACAAGGCATGAACGAGAAGAAGCGAGTGGTGGTCACCATCAGGCGTGGTATCCCCGAAGTCATCGAGGCACCGGATGGTGTCGATGTCGAAATCTGGGACTACGACACGGACGGGATGCACCCAGACGAGTTGGACGAAGATGACAGCGGTCGTGAATATTTCTTGAGGGAGGGTTGAACATGACGAAAGATGAGGTGTCCGCTACGGACTACTGGGCAAGCAAGGCTGCCAATGCTTTGGTCGGCAGAAAGATTGTTTCTGTCCGCTACCTTAACGACTTGGAAGTTAGCCGACTTGGGTGGGATAGCCGCTCAGTTGTTATTGAGTTTGATAACGGCCACATCATGTGGCCTTCCCGCGACGACGAAGGGAACGATGCCGGTGCTTTGTTTTGCACAGACTACCGAGTAGGACTTATTCCCGCTATCGATAATCGCGTTTGCTGGCTACAGCAGGACTAATGGAGCAAAAAATGGAAGCGATACTGATTGACCCGCACACCGAAACGGTCTCCGTTGTCGATTACAACGGGGACTTCAGAGAGATTAGCCGCATCATCGGAGACGGTTGCCGTGCGTTTACTGTCGTAAACATTGGCTACTCGAACGACGGAATCTTCGTCGATGACGAGGGACTACTGCGTGAACAGGCCACGCCGTTCTTCAAGTTCCGTGGATATCCGCAGCCTTTAGCCGGTCGCGGCCTGATTCTTGGGGCTGACGAGATGGGTGAATCCATCTCGCCTAGAGTCACCTTGCAGCAAGTCAAGGACTCCGTCGAGTTCCTTGGCTACGGAATGATGGTGTAGCCATGCCGTATCCGAAGAAGTATTACATCTCGTACACCCATGAAAAGAGTGTGCGTATTGAGGCGGTCGATGCCCACAGCAAGATCGAGGCGTGGCTCAAAGTGATTTCAAAACTGTCTCCAGAGGAGACTCTCAAGAGCATCAACGTGGAGGAGAAAACCTATGGCTGACCTGATTCGATTCAGCATTGCCATGTTCCGTGGCTATTACGACGGGCGGTACAGCGGCGCTGACTGCAACCCCTACCTTGGTGAGCAGCGATTCTATTACCGCCGTGGCTATGACCGTGGCCTCGCGGAGTACTGCGACAAGTACATGAAGGTGCGGGGGGAGTGATGACAACGCCCAAGTCCATGCGGTTGCCGCCGCGAAAGACGCTATTCGGATT